GCGCACCGGCGCTCCCTCAAGGACATCCAGTCCATCGAGCGGAAGATCGAGGCCAAGCGACTCTTTCTGCCGGAGTACGACGCGTGGGTAGACGGCGTGCTCGCCGCCGGCAACGGCGCGACCGACCTGATTCTCACCACGGTGCTGGTGTGGCACATCGACGCGGGCAACTACCAGCGCGCGCTGCAGATCGCACCCTATGCGGTACAGCACGGCCTGCAGATGCCCGACCAGTACGACCGCAGCCTCGGAACCGTGCTGATCGATGAGTTCGGTGTGGCCGCGCTCACCGGGAAGATGAGCATCGGCGACGCGCGCGAGCTGCTGCCCAGCGTCATCGACCTTACTGCGGCCCTCGATGCTCCAGACCAGGCGCGCGCCAAGCTGCACAAGGCGTTGGGCTATGCGCTCATCGGCAAGGCCGGACCTGCGGACGTGGACTACGACGCGTTGCCCCTTCCCGCAGTCCAAGCCGGCCTCGACCACTTGCAGCGGGCGCTCCATCTGTTCGACCAGGTCGGAGTGAAGAAAGACATCGAGCGTCTGGAGCGCCGGCTGAGAAACGCCGCGTCTCCGGCGCCCTAACGATTCCGGACCCCGGAACCCCGGCGGCTCGGGCCAATTCCTGAAGGCCACAAACCCCACGGATGAAGCCCGACCACCGCCGACCTATTCAAGCTTGGCCATGAACTTTCTCGGCAACGCGCCCACCCCAAACCCTGCTGAAGAGGCAGTGTTGATCAACGACGGCTGGTTCCCTGACGTCGACCTGGCCAAGCTGCGCGCTACCGCAAGGCTCGACGGCACCGTGACAACCGACCGCTTGCGGCACAGCACCCTGCAGGCTGTGCTGAGCGTGAACCGTGAGCTGCGCGGCTACAAGGCCCAACACCAGGCGGGGGGGACCGCCGCGCTTGCCGCCGTGCCCGCGCAGCAGATCGACGGCACCAGCGCACAGGTGGCGTTCTACCTTCGCGCGGTGTACTGCGCCGTGCAGGCAGACCTGGCAGAGCGGTATCGCGACTTCGACACCACCGGGGCCGGCGACAAGGCAGCCGAGAAGCTGGAGCTGCGCGCCGACGACCTGCGCCGTGACATGCGCTGGGCGATCTCCGATCTTCTTGGCATTCGCCGCACCACCGTCGAGCTCATCTGATGCTGGTTCGCACTCAACAAGGCGACACCGTCGACCTGCTGTGCTGGCGCTACCTGCAGCGCACGCAGGGAGTGGTCGAGGCCACCCTTCTCCTCAACCCCGGGCTCGCCGATCGCGGGCCCATCCTGCCGGCCGGGATGCAGGTCGAGTTGGCGCAGCCCGCCAGTACGAACACGCGCCGCACTGTGCAGCTCTGGGACTGATGTCATGCAAGACTGGCTCAAGAAGCTTTTTTCCGAACCCCAGACCGTGGGGATCATCGTGTCCAGCGCCCTCGTCGGCTTGTTCGCCGGGTTGGCCCAAGGCGTCATCGCGCAGCGGCACGGCGGCTGGGGAGGCTTCCTGCGCGCCGTGCTGATGGGCGTGGCGGTGGCTGTCATTGTCGGCTTGGGCATCGAGGGGTTCGTGCCCAGCGAGACATTGCGACTCGCCATCGTTGGTGCATGCGCAGTCGTGAGCGAGGACATCTGGGCGGGCCTGCGCTCTCTGGGAAGCGCGTTGAGAAGCGATCCGCTGGGCTTTCTGGTGCGCGTGCTCGACGCGGTACGCGGGCGAGACCATGCTGTCCGCGGCGCGCCCGGTGCAGCCGCGGCGCCGGCGCAGGCCCCGAAGCCCGACGAAGGGAGCACACCGTGATGTGGACCCTCACTGTGCTCTTCGCCTGCTCGGCCGTGCTGCAGCTGGCCGTGCACATTGCACCGGACATTCATGACTCGCCGCTGCGCAGCAAGGCGCGCCGGATCAAGATCGCAGCACTTGCGCTGCTGTGCGCCTACTTCAGCTGGGCCGCCGCGACCGGCCATCGCGACCACCCGTGGCTCCTTGTTGCGCTGCTCCTCGCATGCCTGGCTGACCTGATCTTCGCCACCGACCGCCTGTTTCCTGCCTCAAGCAACCCACGGCGAAGCGCCAAAGGTCCCGACTGTGAATGACCACCTCCGCATGGGCCCCGATGGGCACGCAGTCGCGCACTACTTCGAGCAGTGCAAGCTGCTGGCCTACCCCGACCCCGGCTCGGCGCTGTTCAAGGCCCTGCAGCGCGCCAAGCTGGACCCCTACCGCGTCGCCACGGTGCCGATGAAATTTGCTCACCTGAAAGGACAGCCATGGACGATCGGCTGGGGCGACACCGGGCCAGACGTCCACCCCGGGCTGCGGATCGACCGGGCCGAAGCAGACCGCCGCTACGCGCACCGCATGGCCAACGAATTCGAGCCGGCTGTTCGGAACGCAATGACCGTGCCGCTCTCGCAGCGGCAGTTCGATGCCCTCGTCTCGATCTTCTACAACGCCGGCGCCGCCGCGCTGACCCGCTCCAAGCTCGTTCGGCGGCTCAACGCTGGAGACGCAGCCGGCGCCGCCGCAGAGTTCCCGCGCTGGAACCGATCCGGCGGCACAGTGAGCAAGGGTCTGCAGCGGCGCAGGGAAGCCGAGCGCCTGCTGTTTCTTGGCACGGCCCCCCAAGCCGCCATCACCGCGGCACTCGCGCGCTTTCCATGACCTGGCTCAAAACACTGCCCTACATCCTCGCGGTCGCAATCTTCGCCGCATGGACCGGCCTTGCCTATCACCTGGGCGGTGAGGCGCGCGCCGACGCGGTACGCCTCGCATGGCACGCCGAGCGCACCGCCAACGCCAAGGCCCTGACCACAGCGCTCGAGCGCACCCTTGACGCCGAGCGCGCAATGCATGAGGACGTCGCCGCCCGCACAGAGCAGCACCGAGAGGAGATGAAACGTGTTCAAGACAAAAGCGATTTACTTCAGCATCAGCTTGCTACTGGTGCTCGGCGGGTGTCAGTCCGCGCCCGCCCTCCAGCCTGTCAGCCCACCGACGTTGCAGGTGCCACCGCTGCCAGCGGGCCTGCACAAGCGCACGCCGAACTTGACGCAGCGTTTGCGGCAGCTGTGGCAGGAATTGCCGGGGACGGCGACACCGCCATTGCCGACCTCAACGCCTGCATCGACAGCTACAACGACGTCCGCGCTCGAATCAACGCGCTGACCGGGCCTGCGAATGCTCAAACCCCTTAGCCTGCGCGCCCACCTGAGCGCCGCGACGCCCGAACTGCAGCGCGACCCGGACAAGCTCACCATCTTCATCACCAACGGGAACATCGTGGCCGCTGCGGCCACCTCCCTGTCGTTCCTCTACCGCTACACGCTCAAGCTGGTGGTGCTCGACTACGCCAGCCATGCCGACGCGGTCTTCGTGCCCCTGCTCGCCTGGCTGCAGACGCAGCAGGTCGAGATCATGGAGAACCCCGACCTTCGCGAGAAGAGCATCCGCTTCGAGGCCGAGTACCTCAACAACGAAACGATGGATCTCTCCATCGAGATCGACCTCACCGAGCGCGTCATCGTGAAGCCTGGTGCCGTCCCTGACTCCAAAGACACGGCCACGCGCTACGACGTCACGCATGCCGCGGAGCCCGCGCACGTCGGCGCCATCTCGCCGGCGGCGTATTCACGAGCCTATCTCGAAGGCCAGTTGCTGGCGTCCTGGCAGACCTACGACGCACAACGCTGAAATGACCGACCCGCTCACCGCGCTCGAGAACTGGGCCGCGCCCCTGCTTTCGAAGCTGACGACCACCGAACGCAGAGCGTTGGCCCGCACTGTCGGCCAAACGCTGCGCCGCGGTCAGGCCAGCCGCATCTCCTCACAGCGCAACCCCGATGGCACCGCCTACGAGCCACGCAAGACCACTGCCGCGCGCGCCCAGAAGGGCCGCATCCGGCGCACCATGTTCGAAAAACTTCGGGCCGCGCGCCTGCTTCGCGCAACTGCCGACGCCGACGGCGTGACCGTGGCCTTCGTAGGCCGCACAACACGCATTGCCCGCGTGCATCACCACGGCCTGCGCGACCAGGTCAAGCCCGGCGGGCCGATGCATCAGTACGCCGCGCGCCGGCTGCTCGGCTTCAGCGACACCGATCGCGAGCTGATCATGGACCTCCTGCTGCAGCACCTCACGCCCTGAACAGCCGTTGTGCGAGCGATCGATACAACGGGCATCGAGTGCATCGCACGCGCATGCCCGGCACCATCGATCGTATGCCCGCAACGCCCCCGTCCACCGTCGAACTGCAGCGCCTCATCGAGAACCTGTTGCGCGCCGGCACCATCTCAGCGGTCGACCACGCGAGCCACAGATGCCGCGTCAGGTCGGGCGGACTGCAAACCAACTGGCTTCATT